GTGTACCCTGTCCAATTTGCTGGGGTGAAGAGGAGGTTAGCCGCTGATTGCTCGCGCGCCAGCATCACAGATCGAGTATTTTTTCTGACCTCACGCTGCAACATCTCCACAGGCCACTGTGAATCCTCTAGACTCTCAGTGGGGATAGAGCTCTCAATCCCATAGGCTGTGGCCTGATAGGTGGTAGATGAGAAGTCAAATGTGCCTTGACGTGCTCGAGATGAGCCAGGAGCTCTCTCTAGATCTAACTCAGTGCCCATAAAATTAGAGTTATTCTCTACTAAAATGGTGCCTGATTTCATGCCCTGATTTAATTGGATGCCCTCAAATAGATCAGGTGCAATCAATTGAGCATCTAGATTTTTAGATGCCTCAGATGCAAACTGAGAGAGAATCTCATTAACAGGGTGAATATTACTATATGATTGAGCCATGATTTATAATCCTATCCCTGTGGTGTGACGCCCAGATAATCAATGAGAACCTCATCATTAGCTGCAGCGGTCGCATTATGTTTATAGTGAGCTAGAGCATACTGTGTGCCAGCAGCAGTGCCATCATAGGCCTGAATCTGTCCTGCTGCAGCAGCCATCACATTATGATCTGTGCCCAGAGTGATAACACCAGCACTAACAATAGAGGTGAGCCCACGCACACAGATATTAACTGCATCCCCTGAGACTGCATCAACCTGCACCACACCCCAGGGAATATCAGTAGCCCCTGCTGTGGTGACCTCATTAGAGCCATCAATTTTAACTAGGGTGAATTTTGATAATGCCCCCCCAGCTGTTCTAGTCAAATATACAGAAATGCTCATAGTGATCTCCTATAAAAATAGTTTTTGAATGGTTGGGTTTTCACGAGTCATTACACTCATGGCCTCAGAAAATGAGGAGTTATCAGCCTGAGCCCGCGCATTAATCCGTTGTTTTAGATTTGTGCTGTTGAGCCCCTCACCACTCACCCCATGGCCAATCTCAGCTAGGTTGATCACAGGAGCTCTCTCAGAGAGATGTTTCCAAAAAATGGATTTCCCCCCCTGTTTAGAGCCCCATGCCTCCTCAGCCAGAACACGCTCTGCTGGTGTCACTCGACCTGTGGAGATGAGTTTATTAACAGCCTGATCTCTCTCTAGATCTCTTTTAGCCTGTAAAACCTCATTGAGCTGAGTTCTGAGAGTTTTAACCTCACCCATGAGGGAGATGTGTTGACGTTCTGTAAGAGCTGATGATTTTTTCTTTTCTTCATCATCCTCATCAGATTCAGCCATAGACTTTTTCTCATCATCCTCATCAGATTCAGCCATAGACTTTTTCTCATCCTCATCAGATTCAGCCATAGACTTTTTCTCATCATCCTCATCAGATTCAGCGAGGTCTATGTCTGCTTTACCTTGAGAGGCCGCCTTGAGCTGTTCAATGTCTGCCTCAAGTTTTTGAACAAGGGCATCACGCTGCAGCACCAATTTAATGAGTGCATCTGAATCTAGCCCCTTGAGTTCTGTTTCATTCATATCATCCCTCTTTTCACTGAGTTTAACTGTGTGTATCTTATTAGCCTGTTGCTGTGGTCTAGGTGTCAGTGTGACAGCTAGAACCTGACCTATGGAGGAGATCAGAGCCCCTCCATCTCTAGAGAATATTTCACCCTGTAAAAACTCAGGAGAGCTATACAACAGCTCATCCTGATGAGACTCGACTAGAGAACGCCCACGCTCAGAGTAAGCTGGTGTGACCACTAGCCCCTCCTCTGTTGCTGCCATCTCTATAATGCGACCTAGGGAGCCTGATGCCTCTGGCCGTTTATCTCCTTCCACAATGGAGGAGCTGTTGTGATTCCAATCAATAGTCACAGGATCCTGTGCATATCTCAGATAAAACACCCGCACCATCTCATTGATAAAATCAGGAGTGATCTCTGCAATAACCTCTCCTGTTGTTCTAGAGCTGACCTCACCCAGAGCCAATGTTAAAAATGGTTTACCTAAAAACAGGTCACCATGATTTTTATCTATCTGTGGATCTGCCACCTCAGCCCATGCCAATAGCTCACCTGAGCGTTTAACAGGAGGGGTTTTTATTTTACGTTTTTTGATTCTGATTTTTTTTGTGCTCATCTTTTTTTACCCCTCTTCATAAATTCTGTGAGAAGGCCGCTGTTTTGTGCACGTTCTATGGTTCTCTCAGATGAGCTCCTCATGGTCTCCTCTCCCATCTCAGGGGCCCCAATTCGATCCCTCACCAATTGCTCTAATTGATTATCTGGTGTGAGGATATGTGAGCCCACTAATGTAGGGAGGGCAGAGAGGCTCTCAGAGAGAGCATCTACATCTAGCCCACTGTGAGTGAGTCTAGGTAATTTGGAGGGGGATACATTCCCATAATTGAATTTTATTAAACGGCCTGCTGTGCCTGCTGCTCTCCTATCAGGCCCACTGCAAACAGCCGCTATTTTATCAGCTATATTGAGGGCTGATCTCCGAAATAGAGAGAGATGCACTTCACCCACTGCTCTAGATCCTGTGTCAGACCCCACGCGGCCCAGCTCGAGCATCTGAGCTAAAAACGCAGTAGAGATCTGCTGATCAGCCTCCCTCACTAATGAGAGAGCTATGTCTGTGTTCATGCCTGAATTGCTACCACCATACACATCAAAGCTAACAGCAGGTGATGTGACTAGATAGGCGCTCTCATGTGCCACATATGCAGCAGCCTGAGCCTCAGCCTCATCTATGGCTGCATTGAGATCAGCATCCACCATCCCCATGGCCTCAGCTGCTGATCTGTCAACCTTCACAACAGGCGTAGGTGCTGCAAATCGAGACAGCCCCACCATGAGGAGCTGTAAAGCCCTCTGTTTAGCTCTAAAATAAAAATGACAGGGCCTAAATAGGCCACCATTGCCCGCCCAATTGGAGCCTGTTTTACCCATTGTCAGCATGATCATTTTATTAGCTGGGATGGGTGAGACCCTCTGAGCATTTACACCCCACTGCATCACCCCATCTAAATTCTGCTGATCAGCTGAGATGAATCTGAGGTGTGAGGTGGGCTCTCTGTCTGAGTATGACTCTAAAAAACATTTAGAACGCCCATACTCATCTGTATCAATTGTATAAATCTCCTCTGCATATCTAAATCCGTTTGTACAGTACTCAGTTAGATATTCTAGAGTCTCCTCCCAGCTCACCCTCATCACTCCACTGTACCCAGCTAACCCAAAATTCTCATTCATAAATCTTGCATACTCGACACATTCACCATCCTCCTCATCAGCCGCCTCCCATCTCCAAGATGCACTGAGGAGGGTCTGTTTGAGCACAGACCATGAACGCCTCAAAACAGGATCCTCTCTAGCCATACTCAAACACGTTTGAGCCCATGTAGCAGGCTCTGAGAATTTTGGATTATCCTCATAGCCACTGATATAGCCCATGTTTAGAGCTGTGCCTGAGATCCCATATACACCCAGATTGGGGCTCTGTGCTCTCCAATGTGGATGGTGTTTTATTTTGGGGCTCATTCATCACCTATAATAGAGGGTTATAATCTACCCATGTATATTATCACCCACCCCCCCCTAAATGTCAATATTCAAAAAAAGAGGTCTCATGCTGGGAAAACACGAGACCTCTCTTTAGTTTGTATCTAGTCAGAACACAAACAACAAAATAACCTACCCTATATAACACTGATGAGATCATCTATTGTTAGTTTTTTACTGAGGGGCATCATGAAATAAAAACAGGCTCATGATTGGAGTCATGAGCCTGCTCTAATAATTCACCCAAGCAAAGGAGAAATAGATTCATCTAGATAGATAACACACAGATTAAAATCTATCATCCATTTTTTTCATCAGTCTCCTCATGATCCTGATCATGATCAAGGGGCAGCGTCCACAGGTGGAGAGACTCTCCCAGCCTCCCCAACCCTATTAGGTGCAGGAGCTCCATCAGTGGATGAGCTATCATGTTGTGTATAGTCCATTTAAAATATCCTAGTCGAGTAATGATCTGTCTCATTGAATCTCCTTAAAATCTATCATCCATTTTTTTCAGTTTGCGTCTATCTGTGTTGGGTATTGCTTTGGATCTAGTTGTGATGGGGTTGTCTCTCCACATGAAATTAATAATGTGATATCTCAGAGCGTCTATGTGGTGCTCTAGATTGTTTTTGATAGGTCGCCCCTGACCATCCCATGCATAGCTCATCAACCCTCTAGAGAGTGAGTGCTGTTTAGTTGAGAGCCCACTATCCCACAGCTCTCTAGATATATAAAATTGATCTCTCTCAAAAAGCAGCCTCATGCGCTGTAAACTGTTCATCACATCCACCCTCAGAGGATCTGTGGTGAGTCTAAACCCAATCCCCAGACCATTTGGGGGAGGCTCTCTGCTCATGGCTCTAACTGCTGAAATTGCAGTCTGATCAGATCTGGCCGCCCCTGCTTTATCACAGCTAGCCTCATCAATTAAAATGAGGTCATCTCTGGGGGCTGAGGCCTCATGTATTCGAGGCCATGAGATCCTCAATATCTGTTTAGTCAATTGGCTCACAGTGACCTCAGATGGAGCCAGCTCTGCATGAATCACATTGGCTCCATCCCCATCATTGAGGGATGGATCATGAGAGATGAACAGTGCAGCAGGTCTCCTAAATCCCCAATCTAGAGCAAGGGCTGTGCTCATGCTCTGATCATATTGCCAATCATCTATGATGTGGCTCTCAGGTGAGAATGTATTCAACACTAGCCCTGTGGGGGGCTGTGGTCGATTCATCACCATAGCCTCATACTCAGCTCTGGGCAGAGTATCTCTGGCCATCCTATACCAATCCTCAGATAGGTTCTCCTTGTTCGCATATGAGGTGGCCTCGATGGGATAGCCTCCACTCTCATGACATAATTTCATCCACCATGAGCCATAGACAGGCAGACCCACCACAATGAGACGCGGCCCAATGGAGCCTGCTGATCTAATGCGGCCCATGGTTTTAAAGAACACCTCTTCACTAAAAACCTGAGCCTCATCAATCAGAGCAAATCCTGCATTGATCCCCTCTAGTGAGTTTTGAGAGGCTGTTTTAGTGCCAGGTCTAAAATATGCTCTGCACCATATAATGTGCCCATTTGGAGCTGTCCATTTTTGCTCTAGTTGATTGTACTCCCATGCTCGACCTGTGAGTTTTTCAGTCCATTCTGTGAGGGATGGATGAACTACTGTTCTATACCGCACAGAGGTGTCAGTAACAAATAGAGATGCACCTGATGGAGTCATCATTGCATGAGAGATCACAGCCATTGAGCACGCTGATGTTTTACCACTCCCCCACCCAGCTTGAACACAGATGAGTTGATGTGTAACCACTGCTCTCAGTAGCTCTAATTGCAGTGGGTTAGGCTTCATTTAAACAGGCTCAATTGATCATCTGTGGGGGTCTCATTCAGCTCATAGGAGACCTGCCCAGCCCAATGTTTAATCCTCTGCTCTGAGATCTCAAAATATTCTAGCTCTCTCTCAATCCCTATGAAGTTAAACCCCTCTAGATGTGCAGCTATCCCTGTGGAGCCAGACCCCATAAATGGGTCTAATATCAGCCCCTCAGGTGGGGTGATCAATCTACATAGGTATCTCATGAGGTTGATGGGTTTTACTGTGGGGTGGGTGTTGCTCTCTATCCCTGAGTGTCTCTCATTAGGCTGTGATTTTGCACAATAGAAAAACCTCTGTTTATCACTCAGGAGGGCTGCTGAGGGCTCATCAAATATTGTATTTGATGGATAGCGGCCTTTGTGTCTATTGCTGTTGTATGTCACACAATCACTTAAACCAAATAGAGTCTTTACAGAGACTGCTGCCCTTTTTGATCTAACCTCTCCCCTTATTCTACATCCATCAATATTTAGAGCCCCCACACCATGTGCTGAAATGTTGCTCTCTACTGTTCCCTCAATCGGCCTCCTGATTAGTATGGCTGGCTCATGTGTGGATTTAAGCGCTGTTCTAAATCCCTCCTGTGATTTAATAGGTGCAGCCTTTGGCATTGATTGAGATGTAAAAATCCATTGAACACAATCTCTGATCTCAAAACCTGCCAGCCTCAGAGAGAGCCCCATCAGATCTTGTGTTCTCGCTGATGCAAACACCAACCCATGAGCCCCTGGCTTCATCACTCTATAAACCTCTCTCCATAGTGAGGGAGGGGGAACAAACGAATCCCATGAGTGACCCATAAAACCAGCTTTATTAAACGTGTGTGTACCATCCTCTAGCCATGAGCTGACAATCTCAGCCACATCATGAGGTTTAAATGCTGAGAGCCCATAAGGTGGATCTGTGACTAGAGCATCAATAGAGCCCTCACCCATTGTGGCTAGATGCTCAATGCAATCAGCATTAATCAGTGTTCTCATCCTCTAGCCTCTCAGCTATCCCCTCAATCTCATCACAGAGAGCAGTGATATGGGTGATGTATTGACTGTGTATAAGAGGTGAAATCTCATCCTCCATCGAGATAAATCTATCATAGACATCTAGAGCAATCTGTCTCAGTTTTTGTGCTGTGCTCTCTGTGGTCATGAGATCCCCCTGAGCTGCTCACCTATTTTTAGAATAAATTTACCTCTGCCTGTTTGAACCCTCACCAACCACCCAGCTTTATGGAGTCGATATGTGGTGTTATACACATGATCCAAACGCACTGAGCGTTTAACCCCATCCACATAATCAGGATATAGAACGCTATACCATTGATCATTATCCATCAATGGAGACTCACCAGAGCCCTCATCAATAGAGTGGATTAATCTCCCCATCATGGTCACCTGCTGATGAGTGAGATCTGAAAACAAAATCAAATTCAGTGCCTCACCTCGATTATAGGGGTGAGGTAGATTATATCTTTTATCTCTGAGATCAGGGATGAGGTTTAAGAGGAGGTCTGCCAGCTCGCCAGCGTTCTCAGCCTCTCCATATTTAATCAGCTGGTGTGAGTCTTTACCATGATCAATAAATGAGATGGATGCACCCTGTATGCTGCATTGATCCCATGAGATGGGCTCACCTGTCTGCACCCCTATCCCCACTGAGTATGCAGCCTGACCCATGAATTTAGATTGATAGGATGGGAGGCCTAATGCAGTGATCTCACAGGCATGATCTAGTGCGTGCTGAGAGAGCTCTGATGGGGGTCTAGTTTGAGATGTTTTCAACTCAATATTACATACCCACGCCTGAGGCCGTTTGAGCATCTCTGCTGAAAATGGGCGGCCTATACCCTGATAAATATTGAGATCCTGCCCCTTATTAAATCTGGGTTGATCAATCCAATAATTATGAGAGCCATCCTCATCTGCCCAATGGAAAAGATCACAGGCTCTGAGCATCTGATCTATAACACTGAGCATCTGATCATGATTGAGTGTGTCTGTGGTGTGGTTAGTCATCCTCCCCCCCATTAGATTTAACTGTTGATTCATTTTGGTTATCCTGTTTTGCAACTGCCTCCCATAGAGTGAGGAGGGCTGTTGATTGGGGATCTGTATGTGAGATCTCCTGTTTTTGTTTTAGGCTGTATCTATCTGGGTTAACCACAGCCAGCAGCCACTTGCTGGCCTCCCATCTGCCATCACTTTGACCTGTGGCTATGCTCTCAATATTGTTAATGTGGTATGTCTCAAACGCATATGGGGCCCCCTCCCACAGTGCCAAAAAATCTAATAGCTGTTTATGTGTTGCATATCTATGAGAGCCCACCTCACCTGCTCTCACAGCTCGAGCGTGACTCACCCATCTCTCTAGGTTACACCTGAGCACTCCTGAGAGGAGGGCTGCCCCACGGATACTCTCTCCCCTCTGTCTGCGTCTGAAAAAATCAGCCACCTGAGCAGACTCTAGAGGGCATGATTTTATCACGCGCGTGTTAGGTGGCCTTTTTTTGGTTTTTTTAGGTGGGTTTTTTTTCATGATCCCCCCTTTTATAATCTGGTTTTTTTGTTGATCTAGATATGAATTGAGCCACAATGAGAGACCCCATCAACACCCCCTTGCAATCTCCACAGATCACAGAATCTACATAGAGTAACTCTGGGGTTTCATCGAGGGTGAGAGGGATGGTGGATGTGTTTTGTTGATCTGTTAAACACCACTGACAAAATCTCATATCAGTCACCTGTTTTTTTCAGATCAGCTCCAAAACATTTAATGTATTTATGAGAGCCAATATTGAGTTTTCTGCTCAATGATTTGCCACCCACATGGATCATCTCACCTGTTCTGAGACTCTCCCCCACCTGGCGTGCATTATCCCCAACATACTCAACAGCATGGACATCATGGTGCTCAATCCACTGCCCTGATTTTATGTATCTTTCAGATGTTGTTAGATTGAATTTTAATAATCCATCACTCACATCAATCTGTGAGATTCTCCCCATCAGCGTGACTTTATTTATCATCACTGCCTCCCCTGTGTTTATTTTGTTGTTATCAATATAACTCAAATATAGGGTAAATGTGTTGATTTTATTTTAAAAAGCCCCGCGTCTACTCCCCCCCTGCATTTGATATTTCCATGAACACAGATCACCCATCCTAGAGACTGCTCTAGGATCTAGGGTTGATTTTGTCAGCTCCTCAGATGAGAGATTAGATACAAACAGAGCTGAGACCCCTGATGAGTGTAGAGCATGAATGAGCTCTGATGTGGTCTGCTTAGACCATGCATTATCAGAGCAGAATCCCAGCTCATCCCAGATGATCAGATCCACATCCTCTAGCCATTTATATCTAGGGTCTATGGTTGCATCATCATTCCATGATTTTTTTATCTGAGAGAGCAGCTGTTGATGTGAAAAGACTTTTACTCTCATCCCACGCCAGATGCAGTGCCTGGCAACAGCACAGGCCACATGAGTTTTACCATTTCCATAATCACCCCAGAGGAGACCACCTAGCCCATCCATAATAGTGCTCTGCAATAGGGGGGGGAGATTGGGGTTGTCTGTAAAATCAAACTTATTCAGCCCCTGACCATATGCAGAGGCTGGGAGAGCTCGAGCAATCCTCACAGCTCTCTCATTTATAGCTCCACATCGAGGGCATAGAGATGCATGAGAATATGATCCCTCAACCTCAATGATAGTGTGTAACCCATGCTCATGATGTACACATCCATTTAGATTGCAGTTAGGGAGAGCATGAAATATGAGATGGGGTTTTCCGTGCTTTCTCTCCACTCCCAACACACCCAGATGCTCTAGGTCATCAGGTGAGGTGGTTTTATAGCTGTGATTGTGGGTGATGGTTGGTGCTCTGGGGTGATTTTTGATCTGCTGTTTGAGATCTCCCCAGACCTCAGACTGTGATATGTTGATCATTTGCGTTTTCTCCAATTTCGGGCTCTATCTCTCTCAGCCTTTTTATGAGCTGTGATAATGTTATTTTGCTGTTGAATGTATTTATCATTCTCTAGCTGCTCCTCTGCTGTTAAAAATCCAAATGGATTATCTGCTGTCAATCTGGGTTTAGGTGGTTGAATTATAGTGGTTGATAATAGAGGTTGAAGAGGGTGCTCTTTCTGAGCAGGGCTATGCTCTTTCTGAGCAGGGCTATGCTCTTTCTGAGCAGGGCTATGCTCTTTCTGAGCAGGGGGGGGGATAAGTGCTGAGTTTTTGGGCACATATTCAGCAATTAGCTCATTTAGTGCTGAAATATTAATAGAGTATTGATTCCTATCATGCCCTCTGCTGTTGCTCTGGGCCTGTTTAGTCATCAGCCCCAGATCTATGAAGTGATCAAGGGCTCTCCTCACAGCTCCATATGATACACCAGCCTCATACGCTAAATATTTAAATGAGACAGCACCAGACCATGTGCCCCAATCTAAAACATTTGTGAGAGCTATGAGGGTGAGCGTCTGTGCTGCATTGAATGAAGGGCATCTCATAACAGCCCTCTGTAAATGTAATATGTTCATACTACCTCCTCACATCAATATGATGAGGTTTTATGCATATTGCAAACTATTTTTTATACTTGGTTAAAATATATTTTTATGTTTTTTTAAAAATATGTTTGACAGTAGATCTAAAATAAAATAGATTGATCTCAGCAAGCAACCACACCCCAGAAAGGGAAAAAAAATGATTGACCACAGCAAAATTTTCACACAGATCATCAAGGGAATTGGATCTAAGATCTCAGAAAACATCCGAAACTATGAGATCAGAGGTTTTCTCTCATATGAGGATGGAATCACTGAGGTTGAGGTTTATGCCTCCCCTGACTATCTCTCCCCCTCAATCCCACACAAGGCCACCCTCTCATATGAGATTGTTGAGTCATTTGGATCCATAGCTGAGTATGAGCTCATCAGTTTTGAGCCTATCACCTAATACCAATCACCACCCCAGAAAGATCTCAAATAAGGCCCTGTGTTCATACTCTGAACATGGGGCTGAGGCAGTAGAGAGACAGGAGATAGAATGAAATTATCAGAACAATTAAAATCAGATCTGAGGGCTGAGAGATATTATCTCAAAGATTTAGCTCATGAGGCAGATACAACTAGCTCACAGCTATCACAGTGGTTGGGAGGGCACTACAGACCCTCATGGCGTGCAGCTCAGGGCCTCGCCACAGCAGCCACTAAACTAACAGGAAAAACCTACACACCGATTATGTTTTTGGAGATTAAACCATGAGTGAAAAACTAATGATTCATCTGATGATGACTCAGCCTCTAGAGGAGATCTCAGAGGGTGATCACATCGAGATCACAACACCCACAGCTGATCTCAGTGATGTGGGATTTCATCATCATTATCCTAATATGAGCAAATATGGCTCGATCATTGAGCAGTCAATCTATGTTTTTGGTGAGTGCATAGATTCAAACACAGTACACATTCACCATGTACACCCAGAGGAGATCTAAACAGATGAGAACCCAAGCAACAGCAACAGCAACAGCAACAACACCTATCAATGATTGGGTGCATCCACCCAAATCAGGCTATCTAAATAAGCTCTCATGCCTATACATGATGAGAGTCATGGATAAAGTGGTTCAAGAGAGAGGGGCTCACATGCTCGATCTCACAGCTGAACATTCAACCTGTTTCAATGAAATTAAAGAGGAGTGTGAGGAGCGTACTCAAACAGCTCTGAATGAGGATGGGATAGAGTGGCACATCACCAGAGGCATAGAGGCCGCGTTTAAAATCACTAATGATGAGTTTAGAAGATGGGCGCGTACTCACTCTTTTTCAGACCCAAAATATCTCAGAGCTATAATTGAGAGGATTCTATAATGACCATCTACACACCTAAAAATCTCGCTGAGGCTCAACAGCTCGCTGAACTGTTTGCCACACGCCAGAACACTCCCTTTGATGTACTCATGTTACATGCCTGTTATGGGCATCATTGGGGTGGAAATGTGGCTCTCACTCTCCTCAACACTATGATGATCAAAGGCCAGCCAGCTCTCAGAGCTGACTCAATGGCAGCAATTTGCAGAACCTCAGGGATGGTCAGATCTATCCATATCACTGAGTGGGATGAGACTAAATGCACCATGATCATGAGCCGTACTGATGAGGCTGATGAGATCACCCATGAGTTTTCATTCACTATGGAGATGGCTCAAAAACAGGGCCTGGCACGCGGCCAAGCTTGGGGTAAAATGCCCAAACAGATGCTCAGAGCTCGAGCATTAACCATGGGCCTCAGAGCCACATACCCAGAGGCCTGCTCAGGAATGTATTCAATGGATGAGATGGCAGATGCAGACAGCTCCATCAGTGATGAGGATAAATTGAAAATTCAATCCAGCTCATTAGGGGAGGATGTAAAATAAACTCAATATGTTATCATGTTGACTCCATCTGAGGAGAGAAAACATGATATCAATAGATACACTAGTGCAGATTATCGGGCTGGGTGTGACAGGGATTGGGGTGATATGGTGGATGGGGAGAACATTTGGAGAGATAAAGTCTAGGTTAGATAGGATAGAGAAAACGCTAACCACACTAGAGGATAAAAGTGAGGAGATGGAGAGAAACAGCAGGGAGGGCAGGAATAGCCTATGGGTCTCTCTCACCATGATCAGAGAGAGATTAGCCACTATTGAGGCTAAGATAGGAGATAAGCCGATTATTTAATAATCAGAGCACTCCTGCTCTTTATCCCACACAATACAGATTTTGTACCACCTATCTAAAATGAGGTTAGCGTATTTTCTCCCCCGCCCCTTGCAGCTGCCCTTTACACCCACATTATATTTAGAGAGAGCTGTACAGATTTTACCCCCAGATATCTCTAGCCATGAGTTAAATATCTCTATCCCTCTCACAGCCATCATTTTATGCGTTTGCTCATGAGGTGAGAGTAGAGAGGGCATCACACCCATGAGACCCACAGCCCCTGCTGATGAAACCTGATTGTTTAAAAACCCAGACTCATGTGAGGCTATGGCTAAAACTAGAGCTGGGTTAGTGTTCATTTTTTGAGAGAGCTCCACCAGCATCATACAATTAGATACGCGCTGCTCATGCATCCCATTTAAAAATTTAGAGGTGTATGATTCACTGAATTTTTTATCAATGGGCAACACCAGAGAGACAGCCATTAAACAGATTGAGAGCATGATTTTTTTCCTTTTTTCATTCAATATTGATAGACTCTTCATTAGATTTTGTACCTACACCCCATCACGCGATCTTAGTTTGCAGACCAGGCGCGTGATGGGGTGTCCTTTTATGCATATTCGATCAAACACCCACCACCAGAACACGCGGCCCCTCTATTTGGGTTTTCTCTCCCTCCTGTGAGGGTGCTCAAATTGATCTGAGTCCAATCCACATGAGAGAGCCTCTCCCACTCCTCTAGAGCCTCCCCTGTTGC